CTTGAGCACCTATAGTGCCTTGAGCACCTATAGTTCCTTGAGTTCCCTGTATACCTGTTCCACCTGTAAACCCCTGTAAGCCTTGTAAGCCTTGAAGACCTTGTAAACCCTGTAAGCCTATAATACCCTGAGTACCTTGAGTACCTTGAGTGCCCTGAAGACCTTGTAGACCTTGAGTTCCCTGTATACCTGTTCCACCTGTAAACCCCTGTAAGCCTTGAAGACCTTGTAAACCCTGACTACCCTGTAAGCCTATAATACCCTGAGTGCCTTGAGTGCCTTGAGTGCCCTGAAGACCTTGTAGACCTTGAGTTCCCTGTATACCTGTTCCACCTGTAAACCCCTGTAAGCCTTGTAAGCCTTGAAGACCTTGTAAACCCTGTAAGCCTATAATACCCTGAGTACCTTGTCTGCCCTGTAAGCCTTGTAGACCTTGAGCACCTATAGTGCCTTGGGAACCTATAGTTCCTTGAGCTCCTGTAGTACCTTGTGTTCCTTGTCTACCCTGTAAGCCTTGAACACCTTGCAGGCCTTGAACACCTTGAACACCTTGAACACCTTGAGGTCCTAATGCTCCAGTACCGCTAAAAATTAATGCCATAGCTTACACCCCCTCCCAGAATATATATTGAGCTAAAACTCCTGCTGTAGTATTAACAGATATGTCTCCTTTGTATCTGTCATCAGAAAATTTTTCTCCTCTACCGTCTCCAACAGCTGTTCCGGGGTATAAAACAAAATTAAACGATGTTGGGTTACACCCTAGACCATATTTGACAAATAAAGGACTAGTACCTAGATTATGACCGAATAAAGTAATTCTGTTAGCATTAGCTGATAATACCTGAACACCGGTACCTGAAGCTACTGTACCTGTAGTTTCACCCGAAAGGTAATTAGAGATAGAGGCATAACCAACATCAAAAATAGTTACACTGTCAATATCTTTATCTAAGTCTCCCTGCAACGCAACAGCTCCTCCTGTTTGTATGTCTATGGTAAGAGGTGCATTGACCCCGGTTAGAGAAGGTACTGCAGATACTGAAGTAACTGGGGAGTAGGTAGTAGCATCTTGATATACCCCAAAGAGTGGTTCAAAAAAATCATCTAAAAAGATCTGCAAACTATCAGACGCCCCCATTGATGTAGTATCAGCAGATAGAGTTATAACATTATTAACTATATTAGCCCCTGCTGCGGGGTCGGCAAAATTATAGATAATAGTATTAGTTGCTACATTAGTTATAAGCAATAATTGCTCTAAAGTTATATTGGTAGTAAAACCAGATAAAAATACCTGCTTTGTAGATGGCGAAAATGAGTATCTATTTGCTAAAACTTTCATTAACTTATATTATTTATAGCGCTATAGAGAAAGCTATAGCTTGGTTTCTTGAAATCCATTCACCGGAATTGCCCTGTTGGGCGTAGACGGTACCAGTGGCTGAAAGATTACCTGAAAGGGTAAGAGTTACATTAGGTTGTACTCCAATACCTAGTCTAGTATTAGCAGCATCAAAAATAAGAGCAGGTACCCCTGAGCGAATTCTAGGTGTTGACAGATCTCCACTTTGTACAAATATTGGATAGTGAAGAGTTCCAGTAGTAGTTGCTGTTGGAGTTATAACACCTGTTGGCCCTTGAACCCCCTGAGTTCCTTGTCTGCCTTGTAACCCTTGAGAGCCCTGAGAGCCTGTTGCTCCCTGAGACCCTATAGTGCCTTGAGTTCCCTGTAACCCTTGAGAGCCCTGAGAGCCTAAAGTGCCTTGAGTTCCCTGTCTACCTTGCAAGCCTTGAAGACCTTGAGTGCCTTGAGTTCCTTGAATACCAGATAAACCGACACTACCAGTAAATCCTTGTAGTCCTTGGGTGCCCTGAAGGCCTTGTCTGCCTTGTAGACCTTGGGTACCCTGAGAGCCTGTAGCACCCTGAGAGCCTGTAGCACCTTGAGAGCCTACAATTCCCTGAGACCCGATAATGCCCTGCAAGCCTTGAAGACCCTGTAAGCCTTGAGAGCCTGTAGCTCCTTGAGAACCTATGATACCCTGAGAGCCAATAGTGCCTTGAAGACCTTGAGTTCCTTGTCTACCTTGTAAGCCTTGAAGACCTTGACTGCCTTGAGAACCTATAGCTCCTTGAGAACCTATAACTCCTTGAGTGCCCTGTACACCTTGCAAGCCTTGAAGACCTTGACTGCCTTGAGAACCTATAGTTCCTTGAGAACCTATAATACCTTGAGTTCCTTGTCTGCCCTGAAGTCCTTGTAAGCCTTGTAGACCTTGACTGCCTTGAGAACCTGTAGCTCCTTGAGAGCCTATAACCCCTTGAGTGCCTTGTAAGCCTTGATTACCTTGAAGTCCTTGAGGCCCTATAATCCCTTGAGTTCCTTGAGTGCCCTGCAAGCCTTGAAGACCTTGAAGGCCTTGATTACCTTGCAACCCCTGAAGGCCCTGACTACCTTGAGAGCCTATAACCCCTTGAGTGCCCTGTACGCCTTGCAAGCCTTGAAGACCTTGAGTTCCTTGATTACCCTGAGAACCTACAACCCCTTGAGTGCCCTGTACGCCTTGCAAGCCTTGAAGACCTTGAGTTCCTTGATTACCCTGAGAACCTACAACCCCTTGAGTTCCTTGTCTGCCCTGAAGTCCTTGTAAGCCTTGTGCACCCTGTAAGCCTTGTGCGCCCTGTAAGCCTTGAGCACCTTGGGAACCTATTATACCTTGTAAGCCCTGTAAACCTTGCAGGCCTTGAAGCCCCTGGCTACCCTGAGGCCCTATAATACCTTGAGTTCCCTGTAAGCCTTGAGTTCCCTGTAAGCCTTGACTGCCTTGAGAGCCTATAATTCCCTGTGTTCCTTGTCTACCTTGTAATCCCTGTAAGCCTTGAAGCCCCTGACTACCTTGAGAACCTATAACACCCTGAGTTCCCTGTAAGCCTTGAAGGCCTTGAACACCTTGTGTACCTTGAAGACCTTGAACTCCTTGTAAGCCTTGAACACCTTGTGTACCTTGTAGACCTTGTGTACCCTGAGAGCCTTGAGCTGCCGCCTGCCCTTCTCTGCCTTGTAAGCCTTGCAGGCCTTGAAGACCCTGTAAACCTTGCAAGCCTTGAAGCCCCTGGCTACCCTGAGAACCTGTAGAGCCTTGCGTGCCTTGCGTGCCTTGAAGACCTTGTAAGCCCTGTAGTCCCTGTAAGCCTTGAGTTCCCTGTAAGCCTTGAGTCCCTTGTGTCCCTTGAGCTCCCGTAGTTCCCTGTGTACCTTGTAAGCCTTGAGTTCCCTGGGAACCTTGAGCAGCTGCTTGTCCTTCTTTACCCTGTAAGCCTTGAAGACCTTGAAGACCCTGACTACCCTGGGAACCAATAACACCCTGAGGACCTATAATACCTTGAGTTCCTTGTCTACCTTGAACCCCTTGTAGTCCTTGTAGACCTTGAGTTCCTTGAGATCCTATAGCACCTTGAGCTCCAATAAAACCAGAAACACCTTGAGTACCTTGAACTCCCTGCAAACCTTGAGTACCTTGAACACCTTGAGTACCTTGAACACCTTGAAGGCCTTGCAGTCCTTGAGATCCTATAGTCCCTTGGATCCCTTGAGTTCCCTGCAAACCCTGTAAACCTTGGGTACCCTGAATACCTATAATACCCTGGGAACCAATAGTGCCTTGTAAACCTTGCAATCCTTGTAATCCCTGCAAACCTTGAGCACCTTGGGAACCTATTGTACCTTGAACGCCTTGAACGCCTTGAACGCCTTGCAAACCTTGAACACCTTGCAAACCCTGAAGTCCTTGCAACCCCTGAGAGCCTATAATACCTTGTAGGCCCTGAAGACCTTGTAGGCCTTGACTGCCTTGAGAACCTATTATACCTTGAGTGCCTTGAACTCCTTGTAAGCCTTGAACTCCCTGAAGACCTTGAAGCCCTTGAATACCGATAACGCCTTGCAAACCTTGTAAACCCTGAAGTCCTTGAACACCCTGAAGACCTTGTAAACCTTGAGAACCTATAACCCCTTGTACGCCCTGAATACCTTGAGTCCCTTGAACTCCCTGAATACCTTGAGTTCCTTGAACACCTTGTAAGCCTTGAACACCTTGTAAGCCTTGTAGCCCTTGTAAGCCCTGAAGGCCCTGTGTGCCTTGTATGCCTTGAGAGCCTATAGTCCCTTGGATCCCTTGATCACCTTGTAAACCTTGAAGACCTTGTAAACCTTGAAGACCTTGTAAGCCTTGTGTGCCTTGAGAGCCTATACTTCCCTGAACACCCTGAGAACCTATAGTGCCTTGAAGACCTTGTAAGCCTTGAACTCCTTGTAGACCTTGTAGACCTTGTAACCCTTGAGTTCCTTGAGAGCCTTCAACTCCTTGAGAGCCTATAATACCCTGTAGACCCTGAAGACCTTGTATGCCTTGAGTACCTTGATCTCCTTGTAAGCCTTGAAGGCCTTGTAATCCTTGAAGACCTTGTAGACCCTGTGTGCCTTGAGAGCCTATTATACCTTGAGTTCCCTGTGTGCCTTGAGAGCCCACTGTTCCCTGAACCCCTTGAGAGCCTATAGTACCTTGTAAACCTTGAACACCTTGTAAGCCTTGAAGACCTTGTAAGCCTTGTGTACCTTGAGAGCCTATACTTCCCTGAACGCCTGATTCACCTGTACCTCCAGTAATACCTTGAACACCTTGAGAGCCTTGAAGACCTTGCAAGCCTTGAAGGCCTTGCAGCCCTTGAGTGCCTTGAATACCAATCTCTCCTTGAAGACCTTGTAAGCCTTGAAGACCTTGCAGGCCCTGTAGTCCTTGAAGACCTTGAGTACCTTGAACACCAATCTCTCCTTGTAAGCCTTGAATGCCCTGTAGTCCCTGAAGGCCTTGACTGCCTTGTAGTCCTTGTAAGCCTTGCAAACCTTGAAGTCCTTGAGTGCCTTGTAAACCTTGCGGCCCTATTATACCTTGAACACCTTGAAGTCCCTGTAAGCCTTGTGTGCCTTGAGTACCTTGATCACCATCGAAACCTATCGTACCCTGGGTACCTTGTAAACCTTGAGAACCTATAACCCCTTGAAGACCTTGTGTTCCTTGAAAACCTATAACACCCTGTGTACCTTGAGCCCCGATCTCGCCTTGTAAGCCTTGTAACCCTTGAGTTCCTTGTAAGCCTTGAGAGCCTGTAATACCTTGAGAACCTATAGTTCCTTGTAGACCTTGAGAACCTATAGATCCCTGTACGCCTTGATCCCCTATAAGTCCTTGTAAGCCTTGAATACCTTGAGATCCCTGAACACCTTGTTCACCAAATATGCCTTGTAAGCCCTGAATGCCTTGCAGACCTTGAAGACCTTGTGTGCCTTGATCCCCTAATAGCCCTTGAAGCCCTTGAAGACCTTGAGATCCCTGAACCCCTTGTTCGCCCAATATACCCTGTAAGCCTTGAGTGCCTTGTAAACCCTGAATGCCTTGTAAGCCCTGTGTACCTTGTAAGCCCTGTGTACCTTGCAGGCCTATAGTCCCTTGTAGACCTTGAGAGCCTATTACACCCTGCAAGCCCTGAAGACCTTGCAAGCCTTGAGAACCCTGAAACCCTAAATTGCCTTGTAAGCCTTGAGGGCCTATAGTTCCTTGTAACCCTTGCAAGCCCTGAAGACCTTGCAAACCCTGAAGACCTTGAAGTCCTAACGCCCCTTGTAGGCCTTGAGAGCCTATAGAACCTTGTAAGCCTTGTGTACCCTGAAAGCCAGAAAGACCAGTACTACCTGTACTGCCTTGAATACCCTGAGAGCCTATAGTTCCCTGGGTACCGATTCCTCCTGTCTCTCCTGAGGTTCCTTGAGTGCCTTGGCGCCCTAAAGTGCCCTGGGTACCTTGAGTGCCGTCAATACCTGCTGTACCTGTAGCACCTCGCAGACCTTGAGTGCCTTGAGTGCCTTGTGCTCCTTGAATACCTAGTAAGCCCTGAACTCCCTGTATGCTAAGGCCTGAAAGACCTAAAGTTCCTTGCACACCTTGTAATCCTTGAATACCAGATAGTCCTTGAATGCCTATAACACCTTGAAGACCTTGTACCCCTTGAGTACCTTGAGTGCCCTGCAGACCCTGAGTTCCCTGAACCCCTGATAACCCTTGTAGACCCTGTGTGCCTTGCGTACCCTGGAGTCCCTGTAACCCCTGAAGACCTTGTAAGCCTTGAAGGCCCTGCAACCCCTGCAAACCCTGCAGGCCTTGTGCACCTTGAGGGCCTTGTAGACCTTGAGTACCTTGAGTGCCTTGTGCACCTTGAACTCCTTGTATGCCCTGTAAGCCTTGTATGCCCTGTAAGCCTTGAGATCCCTGTGACCCCTGTAAACCTAATGGTCCTTGAAGTCCTTGAGTACCTGATAACCCCTGTATGCCCAACATACCCTGAACTCCTTGAACACCTTGAGATCCCTGCAACCCCAGAACACCTTGAAGTCCTTGCGTACCTTGTAACCCTTGTGTTCCTTGTAGGCCCTGATTACCTTGTAAACCTTGTATGCCTTGAAGCCCCTGTAACCCTAGTGTTCCTTGTACACCTAAAGCGCCCTGTAAGCCTTGAACTCCTTGTAAACCCTGAAGACCTTGAGTTCCTTGAGTTCCTTGATTTCCTATAATTCCTTGAAGTCCTTGTAAGCCCTGAACACCTTGAGTGCCCTGTAAGCCTTGAACACCTTGAGCGCCTTGTAAGCCTTGAACACCTTGAGTGCCCTGTAAGCCTTGAAGCCCCTGTAAACCTTGCAAGCCTTGAAGCCCCTGACTACCTTGAGAGCCTATTAATCCTTGAACACCTTGAACCCCCTGAATTCCTTGTTCTCCAGCAACACCTTGTACACCCTGTATACTTGTAATATTAGTACTAAATGTTATTGTTTGAGGTAAAACGCTCGGGTCAGTAGTTATAGAGATATTATCTCCGGGTATAAAAATTACCGTATCAAGACCTAAAGCAGTTAAAGGAGGTGAAGTAATATCATAGCCACTTACCTCCCAAAATTTAAATGTACTATTTAAACCTATCTTAACAGCACCGCTACTTAAATCTATAACATCAAAACCTGAATTGTCATCAAAACGAAGAGCACTAATACCGGTTAATACATTAAAAATATTATCGTTATTAATTTTACTTACTTCAAAGGTATTATTATTATTACCGATACCAGGTATACCTTGAGGTCCTGGAGGACCTTGAGGGAATGAATACTCAATAACTGTAGACTCAGCTGATACCAACGCCACATTAACATTTACATTCTCGACAGTTGTAGAGAGATCTATTAAAAAGGTATCAGCAGCCATATTATTTGGTTATATCAAAATAAATTTCCCACTTACCTTCCATATAAGTCTTTATAATACCTGTGGGATAGGTTATTTGAATATCATATAAATATGTTGCAGGGGGTATATCGATGACGATAGCGGGAATAGTAAATGCTGAAAGAGAAGGTAAAACAGAAATAGTAGATGTGGTTGTTGATAGAGAGAAAGCGGGCGGAGAATCATAATCTTCTCTTAACTCTATTGTTATAATAGTGTTAGAAAGATTTACAGGTACACCATTGACTGAAATACCAATAGAATTAATTCCGTCCCAAGTATCACCCCTTCTGTGTCTAGGAAAGTTATAGGTGTAGGCCATATACCTATATTTATGGGTTTACGCTGGAGGAGTTGAAGGTGTTGAAGCTCCTGTAGCCTGGGTTGGTGGTCCGGATTCTGGGGGTGCTCCTGCTCCGGCTTCTGCACCAGGCCCTGCCGCTCCTGTCTCTACCCCGGCTTCAGGTGCCGGAGCTGTTCCTCCAAATTCAGGAATCTCAGAACCTCCTCCACCGCCTCCGCCGAGTGCTGGTGCCCCTCCTGCCATCTCTCCTCCTTCAGGGGCAACCCCGGCCTGGGCAGCCATTTGCTCTCTCCAGTTCGGTCCCATATTCTGAATCTGTGAAAGCTCCCACAACATAGCAGAATCTTTTCGAAGCCATTCTCTATTCTCTTTCATCTGTTCATCTGACCACTGTAAATAATATTTTTGTGAATAAGATTTAGCTATAGAATCGTTTTGAGTTGCTGAGTTAAAGTTTTCAAACTTCATTTGCAGCAATTGCTGATCTCTCATTGCCATGAACGAGGTAGGAACATTGAACTCAACCTGTACAGCACGCTCTCTGAGTTTGTACTGCTTCCAAAAACCCTTCATCTTCAAATGCGCAATAAAGGTGTCTCGAATACCCATTGCAAATTGTCTTTGAATGCGCATTACAAAGCGAGCAAACCTTAGCTCTTCTCTTGTAATCTCAGCTCCGTCCTTAAACACTCCTCCATCCTCTGACATAAAACGTGAGGTAGGCACTTTAAGAGAGTTATAAAGCTTCTTAAGGAAGTAATTTAAGTCATCAAGCTGTCCTAAATTCTGACCTGCAGGAAGAGAATCAACAGTAGAACCATTGCCCTGGGCATCTTTAGTAAACCAATACGCATCGAGCATGGATTGAGGATCATAGATATTAGTAACCCGGCCTCCTGAGCCTTGCGATGAATCAAAATTCTTCTTAGTCCAATACGACTGCATGAGACGTTTGAGATAAGCCTCAGCCTTAGGTGGTGGCATGGAACCGGTGTAGATAGTAAAGCGAAGACGCTCAGGTGCTCTTACAAGTCTGTAAATAACAATTGAGTCCTCAACAAGTGATAACTGACGGTAAGCTCTCTTTGCATTCTCAATAAAGGGCAGACGGATTGACTTATACTCGTTCCAGATACCAGAGTTAATATAAGTGACCTGAGCTTTGTTCATGAAGAACAATTCTTCTTGATCCTTACGATTCATTGATGTAGCCGGACCTACAACGGGCTTACGAATTAAAAAGCCTTTAACCATTTCATTCTGAACGTTCTGATAAACAGGGTTAATAAGTTCAGAAGGAATAGAGACAAGACCCACTATACCTAAATCCTTCTTATCATCTAAAATAATATTCTCAAAATATAACTCCCCGTCAATAAGAAACTGTCTAAAGTACTCCCAGCCTTTGTCCTCTAAGTCAAATATTTCAATAAACTTCTTATACTCTTTCTCAACTGTATCCTTAACCTCTTTACTATAATCCCCTCTTAAATTAAACTGTATAATATTATCATTGTCATCCTTAACGATACACTCATCGCAAATCTCGTCGATACAATCTGCTAGCTCAGCAAAAGCAGCCATACGACGATAATCCTGTAAGCGTCTAGTCTTGTCCTTATCTACATTAGCATAGATAAATGCTTGGTAATCCTTGTTGAGCGTAATAGCCCCTGGAGCCCCTGGTCCGCCTTGAAAAGAAAGTTCTGGGTCATTTAGGAAAACAGACTGATCTTGAATGATCTCTTCTCTTTTAGGTGCTGCTCTCTTAAAGTCCTGGAACCTTGGGTTCCGTTGCATCATTGAGTCTAAGATTTGATAAGCATATGGGAGCCGAGAAACAAAAGCACCAAGTAAAGTAGTTGAGGGAAAGGCCTGATCTTGAACGGGACCGGTAGTGTTCCCAGGGATAGCATTATTATAAGTGTATGCTTGATGAATCATTTATATTATTTAAGGTTAGGCTGGTATTCTTCAATCGATAATATACTATATCTGTATGAATTCAAATATGCACATAGAGACTCTAGCCTGGCTTGACAGGCAAATTGATGATATTCATGCACAATCCGTCTTAGTAGGAGAGCTGTTACTAGATGAAGACGATCCTAAAATACTTGAAAAATACGATAATAAACTTGCAGAGCTAGAAAAAGAGCTCAACAATATTAACAACAAAATTGAAGTAGAAAGAAGAATGCTCGCTAAAAAATTATGAAAGTTACATTAAAAGCCATTACTAGTCCGTCTCCGGAACTCCAAGAAAAAGGTATTAACGATGCCGAAAGGTTTATGGTATATTGTGCCCGGGTATCCAATCCGGCAAATCAATTTAATACTGATACCTCAGACCGTTTGATCAATTACTGCATTAAGCATCAGCATTGGTCTATATTTGAACAAGCCTTCTGCACCTTTGAAATTGAAACTTCTAGAGCCGTTGCAGCTCAGATATTGAGACACCGCTCCTTTACCTTTCAGGAATTTAGCCAGCGCTATTCAACAGCAACTCTTCTTGAACCTTTTGAGTTACGCAAACAAGGTAAAACAAACCGACAGGTAGGAGATGAGGTCTTTACTGTACAAGAGGATCCAAAACTTTTTGCTAAAATAGATAAGTTGCAAGAAGAACAGATCAACGTATACAATGAAATGATACAACAAGGTATTGCAAGAGAGAGTGCCCGGATGGTCTTACCACTTAACACTCAGACGACTTTGTATATGAGTGGATCATGTCGTTCCTTTATTCATTATATTCAATTGAGAGCAAAGGAAGAGACACAGAAAGAGCATCGAGAGGTAGCGCTTGAGATGAAAAAAGTCTTCTGTGAAGTCTTTCCTAATATTGCAAAAGCCTTAAAATGGGGTTAATATATTATTATGCACGGACGATTTCCAAAACTTAATAAGCGTTATCTAATTAATGAACTCTTTCCTCTCCTTTCAAAAGAAGAAAAACGTTCTGTTTACTTCCCAACTAAGGAAGACCGATCTAACAGAGGAACTAAACAGGACATGAGAATGTCCAGAGAAGAGCAAGAGTTGTACGAAAAACAGTATAAAGCTAAATAATATGACTTCCTCAGCAGCGGGAAAAGGAGACGATCCCCGTCCAGTAAAAATACCCAAATATATTAAGAATTTCGATCAAATTAAATGGTCTAAGAACCCGCGTAAACCCACTAAGAATGTGAAGGGAAAGCTGGTTTATGTGTACTAATTTGAATAAATATTAGTAGCTCGGAAATACTAAGAGATAAAGCTTATTTGTTGTTGTCGTAACTTCGAATAAGCTCTTTTAGTCTTTGAAGAGCTATTAAATGTTTGAACAAGCTACTTTTTCGATACTCTTTTGTATCTTTATTGCTTTTGTAATTTTAAAGGAGTGCAATAAAAAGGATTAATCGGTGCCACTTAGCACAGAAATTCCAGACGACCAAGGTCTAAGCTCAAGTTGTGTCTGCTCTCCAGAATACAGGTACTTAACAGCATATTGAGTTAGTTTACCATAACCTGCCGGGTTTTGGACTATAACATCGATATAACCCGTACTAATTGGTGGAGGTATGTTTATAACTAAGGTGTTATCAAAATTAGTTGAATAATTTGAAGGTAAGAGCTTGTAAGCTGTAAAGCCTGGATTATTAGCAGATAGTTTAGGAATAGCTGAAAAAGGGTTATAAAATGTAGTGCCAGAGAGAGGCGCCCCGGAGAGATATACTGCTTGTAGCTGCATAAAGGATTTGCCGTAAACGTTAAAAGTTGCAGATAAGCCTACAAAAGCTACTGGGGTATATGGTTTAGTTAAAAATATCATTAGTTAATAATACTTGGTTGAGGTTGAGCTGAAAGAACTTTGCGTTCAGTTGTCAGTTCATTAAGGGCGTCAAGAGAGAGCATAGAGTTGAGACCTGATTCAGTAGAGTAGTTAGAATTAATGGTAAAGATTGTAGCTTCAGGGCCTGAAGGCTTTGATTTAAACAACCAACCCTTAAAGGTGAATGAAGTTGTACCTTCTACTCTAGCTACTGTTGTTGAATTGATATCATAAGGATAGGTTGCTGTGATGTTACCTGACCAAACAACTTGAGATCTAATTTCATAATCAGGCATTGAAGGGGTACGCCAAGATATGATAATATAAGGGTCAAAATAAGGAACAAAATTAGTTACAATTTGATCGTAATCCTCTTGAAATCGAGTTAAGATTGTCATATTGATTGCTAGGTCAATAGGTACGGGTTGTAAAAGTTTATTAGTTTGAGTTGGGCTAGTTGAGGTCATATAAGAGCCCTGAATCTTATTAAAAACTCTATTAGGGTCTCTTGAAATGCCTCCATTAGTTAAAGCTATAACAGGCAGTTGAAGGTTCTGAGCCTTATCTAATAAATCTGCCAGTACCCGTTGCTTAGGTGCATAGACAAAGCGGCAACGAATAGAATCCTGAGGTTCTCTTAAGTTATTATAGCGCTTGATCGTAATATCGTCCATGGCACTTGCAAACATCTGAATCATTGTTGAGATTTCGAACGAATAGGTATATTTCCTCACAACTATATTTATGTAGTTCCTTTGAAACTAGAATAAATATGTATATGGATTACGCACGTCATTATAACAAACTTATAGAACGTGCACCAAAAATAAAACCTTTAAACTATTATACAGAAGGGCATCATATTAAACCGCGATGTATGGGTGGTACTAATGCAGATGGAATTGCATATCTAACACCTGAAGAGCATTATATAGCTCATTTATTTCTTGTTAAAATCTATCCTGATAATCAATCTTTAGTTTATGCAGCTAATATGATGACTGTAAGTAGGGATGGGTCTAGAGCTAATAACAAAAAATATGGTTGGTTGAGAAAAAAGTGTGCTATAGCTGCTAGTTTAACACATAAAGGGAGAAAAAGATCAGAACAAACTAGATCAAAAATAGCTGAGAGTAGAAAAGGAATAAAACTTTCTGAGCAACATCGACAAAACATTAAAAAAGCTTTAATCGGTAAATCAAGACCACCCGAAGTTATAGCTAAAATTAAAGCAGCTCAAAAGGGAAGACCGTTAACACCAAAACAAGAAGCAGCTAGGTTAGCTAAGATAGGTAAACCTAGAACAGAAGAACAAAAGCGCAAACAAAGCTTAGCAATGATGGGTAGAAAACTAACACCTGAACAGTTAGCCAATAGGGGTCCCCGCGGGCCTATGTCAGAAAAACAACGACAGGCGATTAGTGCTGCAAGAAAAGGACAACCTTCAAATAGAAAAGGTAAAAGTATGTCTGAAGAACATCGCCGTAAAATAAGTGAATCTAATAAGCGCACTTATGCTTTAAAACATAATTTACTTTAAAGAATCTTCTTCCCCGGCTTCTAAAACATACTTTAGAACTTCGAGCTGTACTTTAGCCTTTCCCTTAACATACTTCTTAGCATTAACAGCATCTAAGACCTCGTTAGATCTCTGGTCTACATAACTCTGAATAAACTTTAAGACTTCTCCGCCTCGGGAGGACATAAACTCCTTAGCATCCTCATTACAAATCTCTTTATAATCTGGATCGTCTGGATCAATCTCCCCGGATTCAATCTTTTCTCTAAACCCCTCTAGGTACTGGTTTTGACGGCCCTTATAGAACTTCCGTATAGCTTTACGAAAAAGTATAAACTCTTGTTCTTTAATTTGTTCTATGTCAACAACCATAAAAACAATTATGGCTTATAGAACAATAATGCTACCTATAATATCTCAAATACTCAGTCTTAGGGTTATGGTACTCTACAAGGGGTAAGATCTGTTCTGGCATCCGACGAACGATCTTAGGGTCGTTATAAGGAAAGGGATACCATTTGCGATTGCGATACGTTGCCCAATAAGAGAAAAGATATGAATTAACCTGCTGACGGTACTTGGTCATATTGATATCTAGTTTAAACTTTTTAATCTTCTTCTCCGTTCTCTTCTCACAATCCCACTCCAACTCTATAGTATCCTTGAAGGCCTGAACAAGTCTGTCGTCAGCATACTTTGTACCCGAACACCACTTCTCAATCATTGTAATCCCAGCATCAGCCTTGCCCCACAATGGATGCTTCTCTAAAAACTGATCCATATGACAGGACTCGTGGACTAAGACATCCAGCCAGTCTTCTTTTTGTGCTGCTACTTTAAGATCGATATCATCAAAGTATCCTGAGCACTTAATACCATCTGTGTCTACATGTTTAGAAGGCACGAGATGGAACCCAATGCCATGCTTCTGGCAATCAGTAGCAACCTTAGCTACTAGCTTTTGAACATTTGTCATGTTAAGTTACGGGCTAGGGTAGAGATGTCCCGGAGCAACGATGTCTGGGTATTAGGAAGCTGCAGTCCCAGGTCATCAATCTTTTTAGTAGACAAGACACAGTTTGAACGATTAGCCTTAGTATTAAGATCCTTTAGATCAATGAACCGCCATCTTGAATTCTTTAAACCTCTCTCCTTCATAATCTGAACGACCTCTTCGGCTTTTACTGGTTCAGGATTAACAACATTATAAATCCCGTAATCAGGCTTGGCGCTAATAAACCGAACTACAAACTCATCAAAGTCATTGAGAGAAGTAACTGAATTAAGTTCATTAATGAGGGTGTCGTAATTGAGAAGTTTACTGAAATAGTTCTTCCGAGTCAAGATATCAGTAAAAGGAATTCTAATTCTAAGAACATAGCAGTTAAATTCTTTAGCAAAAGTCTCAAATACATGTTTACACTTTGAATAATAAGAAGATTCATTCGAGTAGATTCCAAAGTTTGGTGTATCTTCCTCAGTAAATTCTTTTTCATAACCGGAATAAATGCATCCAGAACCTATATGAATAAGAGGGATACCATAAGTATGACAAATTCGAACAACATTTAAAGGGTATAAAACATTGTAGCTGTAGCAGAGCTCTTTATTGTCTTCGCAAAAATCAACATTTGGTACCCCTGTTAGTCCAAAAGCTATAATAATTTCTTTAATTTCAATATTATTTTCTTTTATATATTTCTCAAACACAGACGGATTAGTATAATCAAGCTCTGACTGAGAAAAATGTTTAAACGAAATATTATTTTTACGAAAATAGTGTGCTAAATGCGTACCAACAAAACCTTTACCGAGAATAACAGTTACCATAAAACTATATTATTAGCATTTTATAAAATATCAAGAAAAAACAGCTGGTATAAATTGTTTAACAGTAAATTGCAATGAACTATCAATACGTTTATACCAGCTGCATTGTATTTAAGTAGAGAATAAATAATATTGCAATGAACTATCAAAGTATTTACAACAAAATTATCACTCGTGCTCGTAATAGAGTAATTAATAATAATGATTATTACGAGCTGCACCATATTAAACCAAAATGTATGGGTGGTCAAGACATACCTGAAAATTTAGTGCACTTAACCGCTAGTGAACATTATATTTGTCATTTACTTCTTTCGAGATTACACCCTAATAATATTGGATTAATAAGAGCGGTTATGTTTATGAGTTCATGTTCATGGTATCATAAACAACCAAAAAATAAAACTTATAGTATTTATAGACGAAAATTTCATGAGTACTACATGAATAAAAGAATAAAAAGAAATTGTCAGGTTTGTAATAAAGAAATGTTGGTAGTAAAAAATTTAGAAAAAACTAAAAAATATTGCTCAAAAGAGTGTTTAACAGAATCTAATAGAACAGCAAAAGATATAGAAATAAACTGTAAAAATTGTAATAAAAAAATTATTAAAAAAAGTTATACCTCAAAAGTATTTTGTTGTATGGAATGTTATGACAAATATAGAGGTAAACACCTTGTAAGAAGAAAACAAACTACAAAGAAAAATTGTTTATTTTGTAGCAAAGAAATGGAATTAATGCCCCACTTAAAAGAACAAAAATTCTGTTCACATAGTTGTTCGAGTAATTATAGAAAAAAATAATGCTCAAATTAAAGACCATTCAACTTCTTTAAAGGCCTCCAGGTCATTGCCTCCGGCATAAGAGATAGCAGAGGTTAGATCTTGGTGCACCTCTTTAAGCTTTTGTTCATAAGTCATACCATTCATAGGCATTGAAAGTGTTCGTCCTTCGATATTCTTCTTATTACCGTTCATCAAAGAGGCAGACCCAAAATAGAGCTTCTTAGTAGGGTCAGTAGGATCAACCATAGCTGGAGAATCAATACAACGAGCAAACATTGAACCCGCCATAACCATATCAGCTCCCGCTACCAAAGCCTTAGCAATATCTCCGTTACAAGAAATACCTCCATCTGCAATAATAAGAGGGGCCGTTTTTTCGTTGTACTCTTCTCTGGCCTGTCTAATTGTGTTGACAGTTGAGAACATAGGAGAGGCAAACCCTGTCTTATTGTAAGTAATACAACTTGCGCCGCAGGCTATGCCAATTTTTACCGCGTCTGCGTAAGGAGCCATTCTAAAGAAGGCAGAAGGTGTTGCGATATTGCCTCCAATAATAAACAGTTCAGGGTAAAGCAATTGCTTAAGCTCACTCAAATACCTAAGCATATAGAGAGCCTCTTCATGATCTCCATGAGCTACATCTACTGTAACGAAATCTAACCTTAACTTCTCGTCAACAATAGTCTTAAGCATCTCTACATCTCTTTTCTTAATGCCAATTGAGATAGAAATAAAAGGAAGAAGATCTTTGCAATCTTTCATCCTGCGCATCCAGTTCAAGGTCTCATCATACTCATAAAACCTATGCATGATGTAGAAGTACCCATTCTGTGCCAACCAAGTTGCCTTAGTCATGTCCACACATGATGCCATATTAGCAGGCACTAGAGGGAGCTTGAAAGTAAACTTTCCAAAGTCTACAAATGTATCCGCTAACGCTCTTGACTTAAGCTCAGAGTAGTTAGGGATTAAATGGATGTCTTTGTAGTTAAGAGATCTTTGCATATTAAAATTTTGTAGTAGGTTCGTCGTCAGGATCAAAGCCATAATGCTCCACTATACACTTCTTACACCGGGACATAACCCAACCATTATCGTATAATTTGCCTGGTTCTCCACAAATTTCACATACTTTACTAGAAAGATATGAAACATAGTCAATAGCGTTTTCAATCTGTTCGTAATATTTGTTAAATGCTTTAGTCTTCTCTTCAGGTAAAAGCTGTTCAAAGAGTTCTTGTTCATTCTCTTTTAACCCGTTACCAATCCAATACACTCTGATAGTACCATACTTCTCCTTTACTTGAGAAAAACATATAGAAGGACGGTAAAGGAAGATGTAACCTTTATTGTCTTCGGTCTTAAATTCTTCTTTGACTTTAAACATTTCTTGATGATCTGCAAGTGCAGTAAGATAATCACAAAGGTCATCAAAGATCTTATACCAACCGTCTCCAGAAAATTCTATTCCCCAACACATACAAGTCTCTTGCGGAGACTTATTTACATCTCTAAACAGCTTCGGGTACTTAGCGATTAGCTGTTGTTCTAATTCAGGCTTCATTTATCTTTTAGCTGTTCCTCATACCCCTTCATCCAATCATCTACCTGATCAAAAGACCAATTTATAACTTTAGGAACAGCATCATTGAACTCTTTATACAGGTGCTTAAACTCACCCCACATCCTTGGGTCAATATTAGCACAGGGAGCCCCGCCCCCGAACATAATAAGAGCTTCATCAACTTGTTGGTTATATTCTTTTTGAGATATTCCGGCCATATATATTTACTTTCTAGGTAGGAGTATAGCGGATACTAGACATTCGTCAAGCGGATAATCTCTATACTCTCCAACCCAATGCTTATCAGTAGGCTTGTAAAACGTTTTTACTTGTTCTACTTTATTGAGTTCGTTATACCCTTCCTCATACGCTGTAACTAGTACAAGTTTGTCAGGGTCTTGTTTCTGTAACTCCTCTATTAGTTCTTTAACTGTCATATCTTAATGTTCCTTTATAATCTGGTAAATTTGTAACTCTAGAAGAAAGTTTGTATTTTGGTTCTTCTTCTGGCATACGTTTAGTTGTAAATCTACCATCTAGTATTATACCGTAATCTTTCTCAGTATCAATATTCCAGCTTTCATATGGTTTATTCATAGCTAGACAATCTGGTTCTTTAGTTGTTGTATGTCCTACAATCTGTTTGCCGATAGCCTCGGAGGCTAAGAATTCTTGATTCCAATCCTGCCACAATATACCACCAACATTGCAGTCCCCACCTCGACAATATCCAGCACCTGAGATAAGATAGTTATGAGGACGAGTGAAGTCTCTAAAGTTTTTCCACACCTCAGGTACAATCTTATCAATAACATCATCAGGAGTTAAGCCATACGGGATGTGCTTATCAGATAACCCTGCATGTGAAAGAATGAAGCCTTGTGTGCGATGAACTATATTAAAATGTTCAATAAAGAATTTATCTTTTAGTCCGTGATCAAAAAAAGCATGACGGAACTTCTTAGCCTTAGAAGCCGTAAAACCTGAACAGTAATACTTTAATGTCTTAGAAATTTTATTACAAGAAAAATCTTTGTTCTCATGAATGTATGACAAATCATGATTACCTAACAAGAATACAAATTTATCTTTGTTAGGATGTTCTAATATCAAATACTTTAAATATTCACAAGTTTCTTCAAACCCCGCAACCTTTGGAGGATCAAAAAAAGAATCAAACCAATCGCCTAAGAAAACTACTTCATCGTAATCTTTTTCATTTTCTAATATCCATTTAACATTATTAATGCGTTGATGAACATCAGGTATAACTAAAGTCTTCATTAAAATTCCATTCCCACCTGACCGAACCCATTAACATGATATGCATTCATGAACACATCATAGTTATGATACACATTACCTCCAACATAGTAAAGCCTTTTCTTGTCTTTAGTTTCATGAATAGGATGCTTAACTTCAAGACCTAACTTGTTGCGAGCATTTTCTTTCTGATCTTTAGTATAATCAAACTCCCCTAACATCTTAGTATAAGCATCCGGCCTATCTACAAACAGCTTCCTCATGTCGTTGTATGTACAAGAACATAATAGAAGCAATAAGATTATTATTAAGACAAGTTTCATTTTAGTTCACTAAGTATCGTATCTAGTTCTTCCTTAGATACCTCTTTATAAACCTTATTATCTATTTTTGAACCGGAAAGTTCAAGCAAAAACTTTAGCCAAAGAAAAGAAAACTTCCAATAACATCCTCCATCGAAGTAAGAAAACCGAGGAAAGTAAACGTTCTCTACTAAAGGTATATTGCCGGCCCAGAAGGATAGTTTGCCCATACTAATAATCATGTCCAAAAGTAGTCTCGGTTCTTAATAAGCTCTGTAATAACTTTGGTGTCCTTCTTATCAATAAGAGCTTCTAGGCGATAAACTTCTCTGTATACCTCTTCATAGGTCATTCCGTAACGCTCTTCACAAGTCTTTATAGTGCGAGATACATTACCGTGCTTGTCAGTTTTAGGTTCTTCGAACAGATTATCAAAGTCTGCTTCAGGGTAGGCTGCATCCATTTGCTTCTCTAAGTCAGGACGTTCAACAGTAATGTACTTGTAGGCAGACTCTAACCAGGCTGCAAAAGCTTTATGATGTTCATCAGATTCCCAGTCAATAAGACCGTTTGAATATTCATCCTCGTAGAACGATTTAATAAATTCAAAATTAACTACAACAATGAGGTGAGTTAAGTCACTCCATTGACGAGGAATAACCTTACGGAGTCTTGAATGTTTAGGTTTAAAGATAGGTTTGATATTATCGTAGTAAAGTCTTTGGAATCTATAAGGAACAACATCCCAAATATCCCAGACACCAAAGTGCTTATCAAGCCAACACCGGATGCTAAAATTAAGCTCCTGCCAGGCATTGAGCTTGGCTTCTTTCAAATAGTCTTCCCTTAACTTATGATCTCGGGCTATAATCTTTTCAACGTTCATACCTAATATATTAGTGGACTATTTTAGAAGAGCAAGCAAAATATTGGAATGAAAAAAGTACTCAAACCTCAACAATCAGAAGAGGCTATTTACTATTCAGACTTCTCTGGAAAAATATTTAAAGACTCTGTTCCTGTTACTGTCAAGATAGAATGTAGTTACGGATCTGAATACGACGGATCTGAAGTTGAGCTTCATTTATCGGATAAAGGTCTAGAAAAACTTCTAGAGTTCTTTAAAGCTAATCTTTGTCAAGAAACTAAAAATGAATTACAAAGAAATTTCCATTGCCAGTCCTCTGACAGTCATTATAATAACAAAGAACTCAACCAAAAACTAATATGAAATCTATTCCAAAGACTGTTAAAGTAAAAGAAGAACACTACATTGAATTCACTGATGAAGAACTTCAAGCCCTTAATATGGAGAAGGGTCAGAAGTTCTCTTGTAAGATTGAAGATGGGGCTCTAAAGTTAGAACCTTTTGTTAAAGTAGAGCTAGAAATAGGCAACTGGGATAGAGAGGTTCTATTAATGCTTATAGAAGAGTCTTGTGAACGGGATGTATCAGTAAATGAAGTTATTAACGATTTGTTGGAGAAAGTAATCGAAGATGGAAACCTTTAACATTGTTTGGAAAATTGCCGTTGTAGGGCTTCTATTGGCAATTGTAGTATCATTGGGTATGATTAAATTTAAAATTGACGATATTGAACGTCTCTTGATTGTACCTGATGCAGAGCTTCCAGCTTACGAAGAAGTTCAATGAAGCCAAAGTGGAGGCAAGCTTACATGGATGTTGCCGAGCGCTTTGCTCAGCTCTCTTCAGCTAAGAAACTTAAAGTTGGAGCAGTATTAGTTAAAAGAGATTCAATAATCGCTATTGGCTATAACGGAACCCCTTCTGGGTGGTCAAATGACTGTGAGGATAAAAACGGAGAAACTAAACCAGAGGTATTACACGCGGAAGCAAATTGTATTGCTAAACTTGCAAAATCATTTATGTCTGGAGAAGACGCTACAATGTTTGTAACTCATGCACCTTGCATACATTGTGCAAAGATGATTTATAGTGCAGGGGTTAAAAAAGTGTTCTATAAAACTCTTTATAGAGATAATTCAGGAATAGAATTCCTTAAGAAGTGTAGCGTATCTGTAATACAGATTACTTAGATTTAGACTTAACAGCCTTCATAGGCTTCATGTGCTTCTTAACAGCTTTCTTTTTACCGTACATATTAGCTTCAGTTAAGAATTGTCCTGCGATGGCGTTGAAATGTGGTGTATTGATTTCCATATAATAAATTAGTCTTCAAACCCATATGACATAGCTTCAGGCTTTGATGCCATGTAGTCTTTATAAACTTTACCAAATGACTTCTCAAACTCCTTACGACCGATATCCTCAATGTCACCCTCTTCGCGTTCTAAGGCTTGAATGTCCTGATCAGAATTCTCAGCTGTTGCATACTTAATAGCTCCTGCACGAATGAGAGCTGAAGTTGCTTTCATAGCAGAACCTGTATCAGCTCCACCACGTTGAATAGCTTTGACTAAATCTTTACCTTTCTGGACTTGATCGGCAATATTCTCAATTCTGGAATAATATGTCTTAAGGTCGTCAGAGAGCTCAACACCAGCAGCTGACATCTCATCAGGGGTTAAAATTTCATACTCAGCGTCTTCCATAAAGCGAGCTGCTTTAGGTGCTTTAGGTTCAGCTGGCTGACCGTTCTCAACAGATCCCTCTGCATCTTCTACGGCCGCTTCAACTTTTTCTCTAGAAACTCTAGCACCGTATTCTTTCTTAGCATCTACAAGCTGAGATATAAGTCTTGCCGTATAACCTGCAACAGCTGCCCCCGCTCCTGGTATTTTAACTTTTTCTCTTTCTTGTATACCTTTAACAATGTCTATAAGAGCCTGTTTAATAGATTCTCTATAAGCTTCTTCATTATTAGCTTTATTTGTACCACCAGGGAAAACTTTATCAAATAATTCTTGAGAAATCATGTCAACAACTTCTTCTTTTGTTACTGGTTTTTCTTTATTTTTAGGAAGAGTAGAAAGAGTTTCAGCAATTTTACCAATAAGATAACCACCACCAGGGGCTGGTCCAATGCCTGATTTTAATGTTCTATTCATTACATCAAGCTCCGTAGAGACTGGTGCTTCTGTAAGTTGTGAAAGATACTCGTTGAGTAAAGAATCGAATTGCTTGGTTGCCATATGTTTATTATTTATGTAATTTGTGCTTTAATCTCTAAGATCTTATTATAGTATTGAGAAGGATTTGTGTTTTTAATTCTAACTTTAGCTAATTTTTCATTTAGTTCACTCTTCAACCCTAATAGGCCCTGTAAGCGGTAATCAAAAAAGGCTAAACCTTCATGAAAATATTCTTCTACTCTAAAAGGAATAGGTATTTCAAATGACTCTTTATTACTCTTATCAGTCATAAGAGTTACATGAAGGTAATAATGAGCTCGTTTAAATAGTACAAGTCTTCCTTGTTTAATAATCTTTTCACCCAGGGTAAACTTTATAGGGGATTGTAGATGCCGAGTGAGGAAAGTCTCTCCGGGCAACTCTTCTAGGTATGTGGATGCTACAGATATCATTTGTTCATAAACCCGGCCTTTTGACCGGCAGGCATTGGGGCAATTGAGTCATTAAAATACTGCCACCATTCTTTAGGATCAGGTGAGGTGTTAATAACTGCAATTACCTCAACGTCATTGCAGTTAATCATTCGGTATGCTTGCATAAAAATGTCATATACGGGTATTAAATTCTTTTGTGCAGGATTATATTTTAATTGCCCTGTTGGTGGTTCATAATTTAAAATATTACGACCTAGTTGAGACATTAAAAGTCCTTTATCATTTGTACATAACATACGTCTATAATCACCAAATCCGGCCTTCTCTATTTTCCTTCTAAACCTCAGCTCAACAACATTAGTCATTAAGAGCTGGGCTAGAGCTGCTCGGCCTAATCTCATTTTTTCTTTTTCTTCTTGTCTGCCTCCTTTTCAATAGGCTTACAAATACCAAAAATACGATCTTCAGAAAGAAAGACTAACATTTTGCCATTTCTTTGAATTGACTGCAATCCTCTATCACCAGGAAAGATAATTACGTCTCCCACTTTAACCTGCTTGCAAGCTGGGCCTGCAAGCTTAACTCTTGCTACCCGCCAAGCTCTATTATCAATAACTTGGTTAGGTAAAATAATACCATTGCGCATTATTGATTTACCATCAGAAGCTACATCAACGTATTCTACTGAAATTACATTTGAAAGAAGTTCAACAATTTCATAGTCTTCTGGAAGAGGTACATCTTTGTAATCTTCAGGTGTAATTCCGTTTACTTCAGCATCTAGGCTAGCCATCGAGTGTGCGATCATATATAGTATAAATTAAGTAAATTGTTGTTTAAGTTCAAGTAATAGTTTCATCTCTCTCCTAGACACTTCCATATTAGAGGCCAGCATTTCTACCTTATCATCCTCTTTAGTCTTCTCTTCCTTAACCTTCTTAATATATTTGATAAAGGGAGACTGTTTAGATTTAGGAAAAAGCTTTAATAGAAGCTTGTAATGAAGCATCTTATCGATATTGCCTAACATGTTAACAGATTCATTAATGCCTAGACAGGA